CACCTGCGGATCATCACGGTTCATGGCTGTGGCCTCTCGTCGGTGAGCGCCCACGTCGGCCAGTGCTCCGGCGGCTCGACAATGAGCGGCACCGTACGCTCCTCCGACGCAGCACCGTCCTGGCCGTCCACGTGATACCTGGCACCTTCGAGGTTCCGCAGGTACGCCCGGCACCGGATCACCCGCCCGTCCGGACCGTCCTCGATGGTCAGATCATGGCTGGTGGATACGTCGTCGGGGTCGATGCCGTTCGCAGCAACCCACGTGCTGATCTCGTCGGCACGACCTTGGGCGATGTGCAGGAGCCAGAGGGTCTTGTTGCTCATCAGGCGCTTCACTGCTGCTCCTCGGTGGTGGGCAGGTAGCCGGGGATCTTCTTCAGCTCCGGGTCGAGGATCCGGATCGCCTTCTCCTTCGGCGACGGCTCGACCGGCCGCGTGCCGAGGAGCACGCTTGTGATCGCCTTCATGTACGCGTCCGCGAGCGCATTGGGCACCGTGCTCTGCGACGCGAGCCGTTCAGGCTCCGGCCGGTCCAGCACGGCACGCTGCTCCTCGGTGAGCCCGTACCCCTCCGCCAGGGCGAGCAGCGTCTCGCAGTCGTTGGTGTGCTCGACGAGCGCCCCGTACTCCGAGTCGTCGCCGCAGCCGAGGCAGGCGTACGGCTCCCACTTGCCGCCGGCGGGGGCGTGGATGGCGAGGATCTTCCGGTCTGCGGCACAGCGGCGCAGCACGCTCGCGGGGTCGTGGCGGACGATGTGGTGGGCGTCGACTGTGGCGACGTCGGCGACGTAGCCGATCATGATGTCCGCCTCGTGGACCGTGCGGACTTCGAGCATGCCGACTTGGTCGTCGTGGTCGTGCGTGATCCACGGTCCGGGTGTCGCGTCGCGCGCAACGGCCTCAGTCCTGTCGATCTGCTGGGTAATCCAGCCGTGCAGGTCAGACACCGGGCGTCTCCTCGGGGTGTGGGAGTGTGCGGGCGTACAGGCGGACCAGCTCCGAGTGCAGGTCCTCGGGCCGTGTCTCGGGCGGGTCGGGCCACGGGGCGGCGGGCAGCAGTTGCAGCGGCTGGCCGCGCTCGTGGTGCCAGTAGTAGTTCCGGCCGAACAGACGGACCGGGCGCAGATGGTCACGCACGGTCTCTCCCCGTCGGCCGGTACTCCAGACTCCACCGACGCGTCCCGTCCATGGCGACCTCGTGCCGCTCCACCTTGGCCAGGTGCAGGCCCGCCGTGCGGGAGGGGTACGTCCACCGGAAGTTGTGGTTGGCGGCCCACACGATGAGCCAGCGCGGGGTCCAGGGGCGGCCTTCCATGAGGTAGGTGACGTTGGGGTGGGCGTTGCTGCTGCCGCTGTTGAGGGTGCGGGCGGTGCCGTGGCGGTGGAGCCAGGTCGCGGTTCGACTGTCGCTCACGGGGTCTCCTCCTCCGTGGTGAGCGCCTCACGGACCTTGTCCAGCAAGTCCGCATACGCCACCGCATGATCAGTCTTCGGGTCCGCGTCGCCGATCTCCCACCGGTACACGGTCGTCGTTGTCACGCCCAGGACCTGCGCGAACTCCCGCAACGTGATGCGGGCTTCACGACGGATACGCGCCCGCTCGGCGGGTGGCGGGAGCTTCGCGGCACGAATGCGCCGCGCCAACTGCTCTGCCGGTGTAGCACCTTCATCGGGTGCCATGTATGGCTCCATACAGAGGCACGTTACGCGAATGTGGCACAACATGCATTCCTGAATGTACCGGCCAAGTAAAAATGCGCAACACAAAAGGGACACCAGCGTTAGAGAAATAGCAAGACCGCGTTAGCGCAGGTCAGAGGCGGCGCAAGCCGCAACGCATAGTGCACAATGACCCTGCCTGGACAATGCGAAAACCCGCACCGGGGAGGGCGAAACCCAATGAGCCACACGCGGCAAAGCTGGAATACAGCCGCCCCCGAACAACTCGCCCAACGCGCCCGCTCAACCCGCCCCACACTCCCAGCACCAGACGGCGCCGAAACCTGGTACCGCATCTCGAACACCGTCGACGAGGCGGGCGAACCAGTCGCATCCGTCAGCATCTACGGCGACATCGGCTCCTGGGGAATTACCGCCGCCGCATTCGTCGAAGAGCTCAAGGCTGTCGACGCGGCAGAGGTGAACCTCTACCTCAACTCCCCTGGCGGGGAAGTCTTCGACGGCCTCGCGATCCACAACGCGCTGCGCTCCCACCGGGCCCGCGTCATGGTGCAGGTCGACGCGCTCGCCGCGTCCATCGCATCCGTCATCGCCATGGCAGGGGACCGCATCGTCATGTCCCCCCACTCACAGATGATGATCCACGACGCGTCCGGCGTGACCCAGGGCAATCCGGAAGAGCTGCGCGAGTACGCCGAGTTCCTCGACCGGCAGTCCGACAACATCGCCGCCGTCTACGCCGAACGCGCAGGCGGCACGGTCAAGCAGTGGCGGGCCCGGATGCGGGACGAAACCTGGTACTTCGCCGACGAGGCAGTAGAAGCCGGGCTGGCGGACGAGGTTGCGAAGCCCACGCGCATGGTCCCGGGTGAGGAGGAGGAAGCGCGGGCGCTGGCTGCTTCGTGGGATCTGTCGGTGTACAACTACGCGCACACCAGCCGCGAGCTGGCGCCCGCACCGGACGTCACCCCAACACCCGCGCCCGCCCCCGCTGCTCCCACGCCCGTGCCGGTGGCTGCTGCGCCGAGCCCGGTGTTCGACCCGGACGCGTTCCGCGCCGCCACCCTCGCATCCCTCGACCCGATGCCCGGCTACCAGCCCGACCAACTCCGCGACCTCATGGCAGGCGTAGCCGGAGACGCACCCACCGCACCCGCCGCCGAGCGTCCGGCCGCCGCATACGAGCCGCAGCCCGCTGCCGGACAGGCACCCGCCCCGGCACCGCAAGACGTCGCCGTCGGCTACTTCCGGTCCCTGTTCACCGCCGCCGCGAACGACGCACCCACCGCACCCGCGGCCACGAACACCCCGACCGCGCCGGAGCCACGAACGGTGTACGTGCCCACACCACCGCCACCCGCCTCGCAGGTCGTCGGCGACTACCTGCGCGCCGTCATCACCGACGTCGCCAACCACGCACCCGCACCACCCGCACCCCCCGAGCCCGAACCGGCCGCGCCCGAGCCGGTACCCGCGATCGACCAGACCACCGTACGACGTGCCCTTTGGGAGGCAGAGCTCTAATGAATGCGACCATCACCCGGGGGCGCGAGGCTGTCGTGTCCGGCATGCGCCACCGCATGATCCTGCGCGCCGGATTCGACCCGGCCACCATCGGCAAGCCCTACAACCGGGTCGCAAACCCGGCCACTCCGGCGGCTGGTGCTGTGGACCCGGAGCGCATGACCATCCCCACCACGCAGGCCGCGCTGGAAGAGATGCTCGGCGACTCGGCGAAGATGCAGAAAGTCTTCGCCGACAAGAACGGCGCGTTCGGCGAGTTCATCACCAACTACGCCCGCTCCGTCCACGACCGCGACCTCAGCATTGCGACGCAGGTCAAGGAGCAGACCGAGGCGGTCCTCGCGAACTGGCTGCGAGAGAACCAGCCCGAAGGCGTCGAGCGCATCGACCTCACCCCGCGGGCGGTCGCCGCGACGGGGAACGCCCGTAACCATCTGCACAACCCGCGGGCGATGGGCGCCGTCCTGGACCGCGAGTTCACCGGGTCCGCCGACTACTTCCGCACGATCTGGCACAACACCAACCGCACCGCGGACATGCAGGCGAAGCTCACCCGCATCCGCAACGCCTTCTCCAGCACGGTGCCTTCCGAGGGCGGGTTCCTGATCCCGGAGGTGCTGCGCTCGGAGATGCTGTCGGTGGCGCTGGAGATGTCCGTGGTCCGGCAGCGGGCCCGCGTCATCCCGATGGAGACGTTGCGGGTGCCGTTCCCCGCGATCGACGCCACCTCCAACGTGTCGTCCGTGTACGGCGGTGTGGTCGGCTTCTGGACCGAGGAGGGTGCGGCGCTCACCGCGTCGCAGGCGGCGTTCTCCCGCATCGTCCTCGACGCGAAGAAGCTGACCGCGTACACGGAGGTCCCCAACGAGCTGATCTCCGACTCCGCGATTTCGTTCCAGGCGTTCCTGGACCAGATCTTCCCCGAGGCGTTGAACTTCTACGAGGACATCGCGTTCCTGAAGGGGACTGGTGTCGGCGAGCCGTTGGGTGCCCTGTCCTCGGGCAACGGGGCGATCGTCGAGGTGGCCAAGGAGACCGATCAGCCGGCCGACAGCATTGTGTGGGAGAACATCGTGAAGATGTATTCCCGGATGCTGCCCGGCAGCCTGGACCGGGCGGTGTGGGTCGTGTCCCCGGACGTGTTCCCCGAGCTGGCCACGATGGCGCTGTCGGTGGGTACTGGCGGTTCGGCGATCTGGTTGAACAACGGTGTGGCTGGGCCGCCGATGACGATCCTCGGTCGGCCGGTCATCGTCTCGGAGAAGGCCCCCGGCGTCCTCGGCGATGTCGGCGACATCAGCTTCGTCGACTTCGGGTTCTACCTGATCGGCGACCGGCAGGTCATGTCCGCCATGTCGTCGCCGCACTTCAAGTTCCAGAACGACCAGACCGCGTACAGGATCATCCAGCGCGTCGACGGCCGCCCGTGGCTGCAGAGCAGCATCACGCCGCAGAACAACTCGCCGGCCTTGAGCCCGTTCGTGCAGCTCGCCGAGCGCGACACCTGACCCGACATCCAGCTCTGCCAGGGCAGTAACGCCCCCTGGCGGAGCCACAACAGGGTGGCACTAACACCCCACCCCGAAGGAGGAATGAACATGGAATGGCTCGGACGAGGCGGCAACGTCGTAGCCCTCGCAGACAACATCTGGCTCCCCATGAAGGACTGCTCCGGCATCACCTTCATCTGCTACGAGGATGGCGGCGCCACAGACATCACCATCCAGGAGGCCACGGACGGCTCCGGTTCCGGCAACGTCGACCTGGACGTGGTGGATCGGTACTACACGTCCAACGGTGTCGGCGGCGCGTGGTCGCTCCAGACTCAGCCGGCCGACGCCCTGGTCGAGCCGACCGACGTGGCGGCGCAGGACGCGGCCGCGATCTATGTGGGCGCGGACCAGATGTCGGACGGTTTCACCCACATCAGGTGCGACTCGGACACGGCTGACACGCCGCCGGTTGTGATGGCGATCCTGCACGACCTTGTGGTGCAGCGCGCGCCCGAGAACCTCGCGGCTCTGGTCTGAGGAGGACACGAGATGACTGTCATTCTCAAGCCCGACCAGTTCAACCCGGTTTCGCGGGAGCTGACGACCGGTATCCGCGTGAACCGTGCTGCGGACACGCTGCCGCAGTCCACCGACGAGGCGATCTTCACCATCACTGGTGGGCGGGTCCTCGTGGTGGGGCTGATCGGGGAGGTCACCGACACCATCGGTGCGGGCACGGATCCGGACCTGACCATCAAGTTCAACCCGACAGAGACCGGCGCGGACACCGAACTCGCAGCCGATCTCGATATCGGCGATGACGCCATCGGCACGCTGTACTCGCTCACCGGCGACTTCTCCGATCCGGTGACTGAAGGGCTTCTGGTTCTGGAGTCCCCGGCCATGGTGCAGACCCCGTTCGTCCTGTCCGAGGGCGACATCGAAATCGAGATGAACGAGTCCGTCGCGGGTTCGGTGTCGTGGTCGATCATGTACGTGCCGTGGGACACCGGCGCGGAAGTGGCGGCTGCCTGATGACTGTGTACCGGCGTGGGACTGAGGGCCGTCTGAACGACATCATGACGGTCCTCGGTACCACCAAGGCGCACCTGTGGCCGTTCTGGGAGGCCGAGGGCTCGCTGATCTCCGGGATCAGCGTCGGCGATCTGACGTCGTCGGACGAGGCGGCCGCACGGACCTTGCAGAGTGAGTTCGCGCCCATCGCGCTGCCGTCCGGGCTGCACTCGTACCACTTCAACCCGGCCGGGAATCAGCACCTGGCCGGAGTGGACAACGGCGATTACACCTTCGGCAACAGCACGACGGACTCCCCGTTTTCGGTGGGTGCGTGGATCCGGCCGAACGCCATCGCCACCAAAGTGATCATGGGCAAGTACGACTCCGCGGGAAACCTGGAGGAGTGGCGTTTCTTCATCAACTCCAGTGGCCTGCTGTCGCTGGAGCTGCATGACGCGTCGGCGTCCGCCACGGAGATCGCCGTCTCCGATGCGGCGCTGACGCGTGGGCAGTGGGTGATGGTCACCGCCACCTACGACGGTGACGAGGAGGAACCGGTCGTTGAGCTGTACGTCAACGGCGCCTCCGTCAATGACGGTTCGACGACTGAGTCCGGCTCGTACGTAGCCATGCAGAACACCGCCGCGCCTTTGACAGTCGGCTGTTCCGGCGTCACCGCCACACCCGTGGCCGAGTTCCACGGCCGCATCGCACTCCCCTTCATCACCGGCAAAGAACTGACGGCCGCCGAGGTCACCACTCTGCACAAGTACACGGCTCCGATGGTGGGAGTGGCCTGATGCCCAAAACGACACGCGCCCGCGGCGGCACCATCAACGGCGTACCCCAGAACCAGGCCCCCGACCCGCTGCTCCTGGGCGAGCGGCTCATCCTCCGCGACGGCCGCATCGAGTTCCTCAACTCATCGGGCGTCGTGGACGCGACCCTGTCCCGGGACGCGGCGGGAGTGGTGCGCCTGACTGGGGCGTGGACGCTGGAGGGTGCCACCTCGGGCACGGACGTCATCACCTCCCGGGTGACGGGGGACGACGTCGCCCAGTTCGTCGTCAACGCGAACGGGCAACTGGAGTGGGGGCCCGGCTCGGGTGCAGTCGACGTCAACCTCGCCCGCGACGGCTCGTCTCGCCTGCACACGGTGAACACGTTCGTCACCGAAGGCGATCTGCACTGCGATGTGGCCGGCGGCGGTCTGAACCTGAAGGAGGGCGACAACGCCCGCTCGGGTGTGGCGACGCTGTCGTCTGGTGCGGCGACCGTGGCGACGACGGAGGTCACAGCGTCCAGCCGGATTCAGTTGACGGTGCAGTCGCTGGGGACGGTGTCGGATCCGCAGGCGGTCGGAGTGACGGCCCGTACGGCGGGCCAGGACTTCACGATCACATCGGCGGACGGCACGGACACCAGTGTCGTGGCCTGGATGATCGTGGAGCCTTCCTGATGGCGCTGTGGGTGTGTGCGGGTGAGGGCGGTTGCGGGACGAAGTACGCGGTGGGCCTGTTCAAGTGCCCTCGCTGTCACAACACACAGTTTTTCGAGGATGGAGATCCCATGGCGAAGATCACTCGCCACGGCGGGGCCAGCGATAAGACGCTGCCCACGACAGACGCCGCTGCCGCCGAGCCCGATCCCACGCCCGCAGCGGCAGCGGACCAAACCGAGGCGCCCACCGCCTTCGCGACCGGCGGCCTGGTCGCCAGTCCCGAGGCGCTGCGGGAGCACGCCCGGAACCTGGTCGAGCCGGACTTCTCCGGATCGCTGGCGAAGACCGAAGCCGACGCCGCACAGGAAGAGGGAGGCGAACCCTCATCGCCTGGGAACAGCTCATCTCCATCTACCGAGAAGCCGCCGACGACCTCCGAGCAGAGCAGCAAGCCGACCCCCAAGCGTGCCCGCGGGACGGGGAGCCGCTCAAGTCGAAGCCGCACGGAGACGGACTCTTCTGCCCCTTCGACGGCTACCGATGGCCAGAAGACGGACGGTTCTGACGATGCCCGTTCGTAGAGGCGCGGAGTCGAACCTCCACAAGCACGGCCTGACCAAGCTGCCCGACGGTCGTCGGCGCCCGGAGTACAAGATCTGGGAGTCGATGATCCGGCGGTGCGAGAACCCGAACAGTCACGCCTACGCGGACTACGGCGGCCGGGGGATCAAGGTCTGTGAGCGGTGGCGGAAGAGCTTCGCCGACTTCTACGCCGACATCGGCAACCGCCCCGAGGGCATGACCCTCGATCGCGTCGACAACGACGGCAACTACGAGCCAGGCAACTGGCGTTGGGCCACCCGCACCGAGCAGAACCGCAACCGCCGCCAGCCAGCCCACGACAGCCAAACGGGCCAGTTCATCCCGAGCGGCGCCCGCTGAGCACGCCACAACCACCTGGAGAGGAGGAGCAGTGCAGCGCGACGGCATGACCTACGCCACCGTCGAAGACATCAAGAACGCCCTCGACGTACTGGAGACCGCCCGCGCCGAAACACAGATCTACCGCACACTGCACTCCGCCAGCAACTCGGTCGAGGGCCTGTGCCACCGCCGCTTCTACCCCGAGATCGCCACCCGCTTCTTCGACTGGCCGGGCCGGCAGTACGCCCGCCCGTGGCGGCTGTGGCTCGACACCAACACCCTCATCTCCGTCACCACCCTGTCATCCGGCGGCACCACCATCGACGCGGCAGACTTCTTCCTGCGCCGCTCCGACCGGCGCAACGAACCGCCCTTCACCCATGTGGAGATCGACCTCGACTCCAACGCGGCCTTCGGCGGCGGAGACACCCACCAACGCGACATCAGCATCACCGGACTCTTCGGCTACTGGGACGAAGACGAGACCGCTGGTGCACTCGCCGAGGAACTCGACGCGTCGGAGACCGGTGTGGATGTGACGGACGGTTCCCTGATCGGGGTGGGGGATCTGATCCGCGTCGATGATGAGCGGATGGCCGTGACAGGGCGGGCGTTCCTCGACTCCGGCGAGGACCTGACCGACGCGGTGTCCTCAGCCTCGACGACGACGATCCCCGTCGACGACGGCACCACGTTCAACGAGGGGGAGACGATCCTCATCGGCGGGGAGCGGATGCTCATCGTCGACATCGCCGCCAACGACCTGATGGTGAAGCGGGCCTGGGACGGCACCACCCTGGAATCCCACCTGGACAACGCGAACGTGTTCGTATCGAGGCGGCTCACCGTCGTACGCGGCGCGCTGGGCACCACCGCCGCCGCGCACCTGACTGCCGCCCCGGTCACCCGGCACCACGTACCGCCCCTCGTCCACGACCTGACGATCGCCGAAGCCATGGCCCGCCTCGTACAGGAACGCACCGCCTACGCCCGCACGATCGGCGCGGGCGAGGGCGAGCGGGAAGTCCGCGGCGTCGGTCTGGCTGACCTGCGCGAGCAGGCCCGCACCGAGTACGGCCGCAAGGCCAGGAAGAGAGCGATCTGATGGCGCGCGGTAAGCGGCTGAACGTGAAAGGCGCGGTGGGCAAGCTGCGCCGCGGTATCGACGACAAGCTGGTACGCGGCGAACGGGCCCTGAACAAGGGCGCGGACGGTCTGGTGAAAGACATCAAAGCCAAGACCCCGGTGGACACGGGCGCGCTGCGGGACTCGGTGCGTAAGGAGCCTGCGGGGGACAAGGTCCGCGTGGTGGCCGGCGGCGTGGATGACCCGCGGGTGGGCCGGGTCGACTACGGCGAGTTCGTCGGCATGGAGGAGATCATCGATCAGGTTCTGGCCAGGTCCAGGCGGCGGCTGGTGCGGCAGGTTGAGACCGAGGTCAGGAAGTAGGCGTCATGGTCACGGTCGATCCGTCGCAGGCGGTGCAGAAGGGTTTGTGGGAGCTGCTGCGCTCCGATCCTGAGGTCATGCAGACGGTGCGGGATGTTCTGGATGAGGTGCCGGATCTGAATGCCCGCCAGTATCCGTTTGTGGTGGTGCCGGAGACGTCGTCGACGCCGGATGGTACGCACGATGATCCGGGCCGGGTGGTGCGCGCCCGGATCCACACCTACGCGCAGGGCGATGTGCGGGCACGCAATGGCCGCCCGGAGAACACGATCGGCGCGCGTCTGGTGGCCCTGCTCGATCACGGGCACAAGGCGCTGGATACGCATGTGGCCGACCACGCGGTGTGGATGGTGCGGCACGCCGAATCCCGGAAGGTTCCTGACCAGGACCGCAGTGTTCGCCATCGGGTGGACATCGTCGATATCTGGACCTCACAGAAGTAAGGAGACTGGCATGGCGGCCCTCGACACGATCACTATCGCGACCGTAGACGGACAGCCCGACCTCGACGGCGACTTGGATGCGGCGGCTTCTGGCGGCGACACAGCGGAGGTCGGCGAGGGCGTTTTCCTCCTCGCTCTCAACGCCCACGTCTCGGAGACCCGCACCATCACCATCGACATCCCCGGCACCGTGGACGGTCACGCCGTCTCTGACGCGACGCTCGTCCTGACCACGGAGAACTACGGGCTCATCCCGCTGACCACCCTGTTCCGGGGTACGACCGGCCGGGCCTCGATCACCTACAGCGACTCTGCGGCGGACATCACCGTCGCCGTCTACAAGCTGGGGAAGTAGGTAGCCGTGGCAGGCAAAGATGCCTTTGGTACGCAGTTCAAGCGGGACAGTGACGGCGCAGGCACGTTCACGACGGTCGCCAACGTGTCCGACCTCGGCGGGCCGGAGCGGGAACGGGAGGCCATCGAGGTCACCGCCCACGACTCCCCGGATCAGTACCGCGAGTTCGTGAAGGGGTTGAAGGACGGCGG